GTTAAGGGTATAAACAGGGGCGGGGCTTCCGTAAACCTTCTGAGGCCCCATTAAGCGTACTTGAATAATGTCCTCAAAAATGTAGTTTGACGGTGCCTCTGCTATTTTATACGACATTCTTTTAATTGCCATAGCTCCAAACCACGCATTTGCACTCGATACTGAGGCGGTGGATAGGTCAATCTCCGTTTGTGTTTCATCTGGAGTGTATTGATGCAACTTATAAGCGGAAGGTTTAAAAAAACGCTTTATAGCCTTCCAAGTGCCGTTTGCCGAATTGACGTCTGGTTGTGAGTAGTACAATGCAAGTGTTTTGAAATCCTCAGTTGGGAATATCTCACCCACCGGATAATTTGAAGTCTTAACGCTCACCTTATTGAATCCGGGTATCTTGTCTATCGAATTGTCGATGCCCGCAAAACCAAGCGTCTGAAGGTTTATCTCGGATGGAAGGTACAGCTCCGTATCGTAGACACCGTAATTCAAAAAATACTTGCCGTACTTTCCCTTGTAGGATGTTATGGCCGTCTCCCTTGTGCTGTGGTCAGGGTCGATAAGATACAAGTCCCCTTTGTAATCAACGCAAGTCCATCCAAGAAGCTTGCATACCTCCTCGATCACCTCATACATTTTCATGGGAATACCATCCTCGTCAAAGAAGTTCTGCTCACTCACCTGAATGCTTTCAAGGACGTTCACCCTACCGGATGGAACATTGTAAGCCGCGTATGAAGTTGAGTACACCCAAGGGAAGTACAGATTGTCATATCCTCCGTTTGAGCCTGCAATGCAGCGTTTGAGCAAATTCCAAAGCGAAATGAAGGTGTATGAATCACCACCCTTGAAGAATTCGACGCTCTCAAGCGTGGACATCGCGCTCACACATCCGATTTCAAGCTCAACAGGCGTTGTGGAGAAATCCTGCGTGAATATCTCGGGTTGGATGAAGCCCCTCCACAGAACCACTCCGTTGCTTTCAAGAATAACCCTGAACTCGTGGGGATTGATGGAAAACAGTTCATCCATGTAATCGAAGGCGATAACCCTCAGCGTGGCTTTGGACAGCCTCATGGGGGCATAGATGAAATCGCTCTGGTCAATATCCACCGTGAAGGGGTTGGACGCTCCAGTAAGCTCCGTAACGGCTCCAGAGTATCCGTCCTTTTGAATCTTTACCGTGTAGGGAACGTTCTTGATCGAGACGAACGGAATGGTGTATTTGGTTGAGTAGGTCATAACTTTTGTCCTGTTTTTTTCATGTGGTTTCTAAGGGATATAAACAGATCAGAGCCTTTGATGCGAATATTGGCAGACAGATTTCCACCGCCTTTACCCATGGCTCCGTATAGCGCATCTTGCTGATTTTGGTTTAGAATTAATTCACCCGCATTCAGCCTTGCAAGAATCTTATCACCAGTCTTTGTCGAACCTCCAACGATACCACCGTTTGCGAATTTTGGAAGGCCTGCGAACATTGCAATTACGGCAGCTATACCCCCGCCAATTGCAATCAGGTTCAAAGGGAACGGAAGCTTTGCGGCACTTGCGCCCACATCCGAAGCGGCAGCGGCTGTATTTGCAGCCACCTGTGTACCGGCAGTTTCGACCGAAACGGCAGCACCCGCCAGCTCTGCACCTGTTCCCAATGCAACATTCGCCACCTTTTTAGCTGTTACCTGAGAATCTATAATGGCTTCGGTTTGCTTGGCCTTTGTCAGCATTTGGGTTAGCTCGGTCAAATTCTTTACGTTTTCAAGGATTTGAGTAAAGGAATCGATCGTATCAAAAAGGAATGACCATACGCTTTTTATCTTTTCCCAACCGCTTGAATCAACATTACTGAACGCTTTTGTCATGGCATCAATGTTGCTTCCTATCCTTTCGGCTGAACCGACAATATCACGGAAATTAGCTGACATGCCTTTGCTTATTTCCCTTGAAAGACCTTTGATGTCCTCCTTTACCTCGGCAATTTTTAGCATATCCTCCAAGGATTTACCTTCACCGACGGCCGTGTTTAAGGCCGCGATAAATTGGGGAGCAATACTGCTGTACTTGGCCTGTATTTGGGCAAGATTCAGTTTCCCTTTTTCAATTTCAACCTCCAAAGCATCAGCACTGTCACCGATGGAGTCCTTTATGCGGTCGATATTCTCATTTGCCACATCAAGTCTTTCCCCAGCGATATCTGCCGAATTCTTTTTGTAATCAAACGTTGAATCCCTTTTAAGCATGGATGGCAACTGCAACCCTTCGCGTTGTTTTAAAAGACTGTTGTAGAATTCATTTGTTTTGGCATCCGCCCCAAGGATGGATGCGGCCAAATCAACCGTGCTTCCAATGAGTTCTTGAAGTGCGGCACTGTAAGCGGCCTCATCGAGTGCCCCCGCTTGCTTGGCCTTGGTGAGCTTTTCGAGTTCATCGGCATACCCGGCTTGAACCTTGTCAATCTTTTTTGTCAATGGATTTCCGACACCCGCCTTTGCCAAATTAAATACACTGTTTCCAGCGGCATCAGAGCCAAGGATACCACCTATCTTAGCGTAGGTTTCAGCATTCAACTTATCTATTGCCTCGTTGTAATCGGCTTGCTTTATAGAGCCGTTTGCAAGTTGGTTGTTGTATTCTGCCAAGGCTTCTTGATACTTCTTTTCCTCTTCGTAAGTCTTAGAGGTGAGTGGGTTGTCAATCCCTTTCTTTGCCAAATTAAATACACTGTTTCCAGCGGCATCAGAACCAAGTATACCGCCTATTTTGGTAGTAGTTTCCTTGTTTTGCTCATCCCATTTTTTATTATACTCAGCAACCGAAATAAGCTCCAAAGCCCGAAGGTTGGCAAGTTCCTTCATTTTATCCGTGTACTCCTTTTCGGCTTTTGAAAGAGGTGTTTCTTCGGGGTCAATACCTGTTGGTAGTGTCGTACTGCTTTTATTCAATCCTATACCTTCGGACATGAATTTAGATTCATCCCTGTTGGCTTGGTTGTATACAGCGTTTTGTGATGCGATGGACTTGACAGCATTGATAATACCGTAGTAAGCCTTAGATGCGGCTATTGGTGAACTTCCAGCATCAATACCAAGTCCTTTTATTGCGGATGATACCGATTGATTGAATTCCTTTGGATAATTATCACCTGTGGCTTTATTGGCACCGCTACGAACATAAGTGCTTACCAAGCTTTGCAGTTTCTCAACCGACAATCCCGTTCCGTTGGCTGTTTCTTCAATCTTTGCCTCAATCTGCCGTTTCTTATCTTGAATTGCCTTGAATTCGGATTCCTTTTTAAGAAGCAAAAGCCGCTCTTTGTATTTTCCATTTATATCACCCTCAATCTTTAGGGTTTTGGTATTGATGGTGTAGTTGGTGCCAAGCATTGCATTGATGGCATTCAAGGCGTGGGCCCTCTCATCAATCTTCTTTTTCATATCCGTGGCGACCGAATACTGATATTTCAGGTCTTTGACGGCATTTGAGTTTTCACCAGCATTTGAAACATCATTCTTGTAATTACGCATGGCCGTGCGTAACTCTTCGGCACGTTTTCTGGCTTCGGACATCTTTTGGATCAGCATCATGAAGCCGTAAATGGCGGCCATTGGAATGAATGTGGCGAATGCTGACTTGATGGCCGTCCATGCAGTTATGGCAACCGCCCTCATGGTGGCCCAATATATTCTCCAACCAGTCAGGGAGGATACCTGTGAAGCCTTTTCGGATGCCAAACGCTGCACCTCAATTGCTTTTTTCTCTTTATCGGATGCCCTTGTGAGTGCCAACTGCGCTTTTTCATAACGTGTTTTGTAAGCAAGTCTTTCGGTGTCAGTTGCGGCATCAAGTTCAAGCTTTGCTTTGGCTAATGCTTCCTCGGCCTTAATTCTATTGGCAGTGGCTAAAAGAACCTGCTCATTGGCAACAAGCGACTGCGAAACAAAACCCTGCAAGCCTGCTTTGGTTTTGGCAAAAAAAGCAGCTACGGCACCAAACAATTTACCAAGTACCAAAGCGGATACGATAGCTACAAGGTTATCAAAAATGGCACTGATATTAGTGGAGGCATACTCGGTGAGCTTAGTCAGGTTATCAACCGTGCTTTTGTACGCATCTTGAATGCCTGTACCTTTGGTGAACTTTACAAAAGCATTGCTAAGCCTGCTCAGTGACGTTTCCAAATTGTCTGTATTGACATCGGGAAGCATCTTGTTCATTTCCTCGGCAAACTTGGGTAGGATTTCCGAACTTAGCAAGGATCCTGACTTTAGCAGTTTATCCAATTGGTTGATCGGCTTTCCTGTGGCTCTGGCCATGGCTGCCATTGCAATAGGAATTTTTTCACCTAATTGCCTGCGTAATTCTTCGGATGAAATCTTTCCTTTTGACATCATCTGCGTTACGGCCAAGAATGCCAAGTTGGTATCGTCAGCCGTGAGCGAAAATGCAACCGAAGCCCTCGACATGGATTCAAAGATTTTCTTTTGATCCTGCATACTCACATTGGAAGAATTGGCAGCCGCGGTGAACTTTGCGAAATTGAGCGTTAGGGTATTTATCTGAACACCGTACTTGGATGAAAGCTGAATCAGCCATTTTTGATTTTGCGCAAATGCCTCCGATGTGGTAGAAATGTTTTTTAAGGCCGTATTAGCCCTATTTGTCTCTCGGGCTGCCTCCATAAGCTTAGAGGCGAAATTACCCAACCCTAAGCCCCCAAAGCCCAATGCGGACACAAATGCGATGGTTTTGTACTGCATGGATTGAAGTTCGCTCCTAAAAGTTGCCGCTCCCTTCTTAATGCCGTCAGTAATCATATTGACGACAATACTGTATGATAGCTTTCCTGCCATAGCTTTAATTTTCTAAATTGAATTTGATTTCTCCATTGATGAACTTCTCGAAATACTCCGCATTTTCCTGAAGGGATGCCTCAGCCGTTTGCTGCATCTCTTCGGCCTCCCATGGAAATGGGTAAATATCTTGTGGTGATTTTACTTTCTTGGAATCCATGTGGGGGAGCATGGTTAGGTATGTCCAGAGTCTATCCGATTCCATCTTTTCCTTCTTGGCCGAATTGAACGAATCGAGCATCATATACAAGTCGCACACCTCCATTTTGTTCATTACATAATCAGCGTCCAAGCCTCCGATAATTAGCATGGATGCAAGGTCTTTCACATAGGCTGATTGACCTTCGCTATCACCTTTGGACTCCTTTTGCTGCTCGTTGAACTGAGCGATAATCTTACCCTCGTTTTCAAAGGCTTTCATGATGTCTTTGGCGAACCTATCACTCTCCATCATGCTTTTAAACACTTCAATAGTGAACCTTTCCTCATTACACGCAAGCAACATGCAGTAAAGAACTGAGGTCAAATCGTCTTGGTCTGAATAGTCCAATTCGGTAAAAGGTTTTTTGAGTAGCTGCTCAACACGGATGATGCTTAGCATGGTCAGTCGGATGTTGGTCTTCATGTTTGTGGAATTAAAAAGGGCAAGCAGTGAATTTTCTGCCTGCCCTTTATGGTTGGATGTAATCGGGTGACTATGCGCCAGCCTGAGTGACAGATACGACAGCAGTCTTTCCGTCTGCAACGATGGTGACGTTGGCTGTTCTGGATTCACTGTTGGCATTGGCAACCACCTTGACGGTGACAACCTTCAGAGCCTTGGTGACAGTCAACCAATCAGCGTTGTCATCCTTCTTGGCGGATGTCACGTTACCCGTGGAGGTGGCGGTGATGGTTTTACCAACAGCATCAGCTGCGGATGTGAAGTTCAAAAAGGTAGGATCGACCACCAAAGCGGCAACACCGTCACCAAACGAACCATCAACAAGCGCGCCAGTTCCTTGCAGGGAAATGGATGATGTGCAAAGCGCGCCATTGTCAGCCTTGATGTTCAATGATGTGATGATAGCCGTCCCCGTTTCGTAGATACCTTCAGCATCAGAGGTGAACTCACCGTCATTGCTGGCAAGGCCAAATACAAAGGAGATGGGAGTTCTGGCTGCCATCAGCTTTTTGAGGGTTTGGAAACTTACGTGACCTGTTTTTTGAGAAATCAGGGAGTCACATGAAATTGTGTAACCAAGCTGACCGGCAAGAAATTCTTTCCAGTCACCAGACATTTTGCTCGATGCCTCGATGGTGTCACCGGACAAATCAAGACCGCATGAAGTACCAAGGGCAATCGGGGTCTTGACACCTGCAATATCAACAAACAGAAACAGTTTGTCTCCCTTAATGGTATCGGTAGAAGGATTGTAAGCCATTGTTTTTGAGTTATTAGTTTATTGTAAAAAGTATTTCTTGTTTGTATTTTACGCCTGATGCGGCATCGTCAATATCCTCGTCAGCATCCTCAAGGTGGACAGTCATTCCATCGTATTCACCTTCAAGGATTTCATTTACAAGTACGATCATGTCAACACTTCGGTCGTAATCATCGGAAAAAGCGGTAACAAAAACACCGACGGTCTGGCTGTAAATACCCATTTGTGTACGGTCTTTTGTGTAAGTGTCGCGCCTATACACGATAAAATCGCCTTCGGTATCAATGGGGGCAACGATTGGGAAAATCCTCTCACCGATCATTGCTGCCAGTTCAGCATTAGCCATCAATCTTTGGCGCAAAAGGCGCGTAACCGTGAATTTGATATCAGCGATCCCCATACATTATCCGATTTGCGGCTGTTTCTATTCCTTGATACATTTTTTCGGCTGCTTTTGGGAAGTCGGATTGAGCCGTTGTCCTCCAGAAGTAATTGGCAGGCATTACACCCGTGTATTTACCGCTTTTATGAAAACGTTTCTTCGTTCCAAGGTCTACCAGGTGCGAATGGTGCCCCATCTTGTCAAAACCCGTTACAACGCCTGCATTCTTGCGCTTAACGCGAACACGGAAGGCTTTCATCAGATTTCCTTTCGAGCCGTGACCTTTAAGCTCGGAGCGTAGACGCTTCTTTCCTCCGGCCATAAAAACACCTCCTGCCGCTCTCATTCCACTCGTAATGGCTTTGCTTTGTTGGAAATTATCAAGCCCCATGACTGCGTTCTGAACCCTTGCAAGCCCATTGGTAGTCACATAGAACCATTTATTTCCAGACAGTTGCAAATCCATAGCTTACGAATTGATTTTGATTAGCGTGATTAGGTAGGTATTGTCAACTTGACGATCAAGCAGGTTTATGGAATACATTCTGCCTGCGTAAGCAACCCTGTCCGTTTCTAAAATGGAAGGATTGTAGCGAACTTGAAGCACAACAGTATTTCCGTCAAATATTTCAGAAGCGTTGACATTTCCGGCAACTGCGCTCAGTTTCCGTTTTTGGCAACGTGTGGTCAGGTGGTGTACATACTCGGTTTTTGGCGCACCGCTTGTAGATTGTGTTTTTGTCAAATGGCTGAATGCAACCGTTTCCCGCAAAAGACCTGCTCTCATTTCGAATAATTTCTATAGAGTCCGATCAAATACTTGTAGGAAAGGGGAACTTCAACACAATTGGCAAATGCCACAGGCTCACGGTTTGCATAGTAGTTACCAACGAGTAGGAGTGCTGCATGAAGCAAGGGAGCGGGTAAGGCTCCCTCAACTTCAACATCAACAAGGGTTTCGCATATATCCTTGGAAACGACCGCTTCGGCAACCTCAATAAGAGACTGTATGTAAGTATCATCCTCCACAAAGGAAGAATCTACGTTACAGTGCCGTTTGGCCAATTCCAAGGTTAGGTATGCCATGACTATACGGTCATAAGGGCTTTGGAGAAAGATCCTGCACGACGGATGCAACCGTCCCAATAGGAGTTCACGATGATGCGAACAAAGGCTTCGTCAGCTTTCGTGTATGGGTCAACCATCAAGTCCAATGCACCCCATTGTCCGATCATCAAGTCAGACCAGTTACCGAAGATTACACCGTAATTAGCTGCGGTAGCAGGATCAACAACGGCAGCGTTCATTGCAATTGCATTGGTACGCAAACATTTGTTGTCGTTCAAGCGACCGTCGGCGTCAAGAATGAATAAATTCTTTGCCGTGGAACTCTTGTAGGTTTTCTTCATAGCACCACGAAGGCGGGTATGAGCGATGTAAGACATGTTGTTTTCCAAAGCATTGGCAACGTCTACATTGGTTTCAAGGTCAACGATAGAATCCCAAGCCAAAGCAACGGCTGCATCAGAAAATCCAGTGAACAAACCATCAGGTTTGTTGTCTGCATGGGCATGGTTGCCAAGTAAGGTTGCTTCCAATTTGGAAATGATGGAGTTGATAAGGTCGTTTCTCAACAACGCCTCAACACCCAAAGAATCCTGTACCAATAGCTGACGAGAAACGGTCAGGATGGAAGTGAGGCGTTTAGGCTTCATAGTTTTGTGCGTGAAAGTTCCAGCACCATCAGCGGCAGCGCCATTTTCTTCAGCCCAATTAGCGGTAGAACCGGAATAGGCTGGAATGTCAATGTTCCCTACAAGGCCAGTCAGCATATTGGCTCCAGCCTGAGCCAAAACAAGACGGTCACGAAGCGGGGTTAGGATATCCATGAACTGGGTATCGATCAAGTCGCTACCAGTACCAGCTGCACCAGTTCCGGTGAATGATGCGCGGGATTCTACAGGAATGTAGATTCCATTGGAGCCACGTGTTTGAATACCGGTTTTTGCCAACTGTTCTTTACCGCGTTGACTGAAAGCGGCAACTTCGTCAGTAAGACCTCCACGGTCTACCATCTGGAGCAATGCGCTACGCAAAGAGAATGTGGGACCATCGATGTGCGGAGTGCCGGCACTACGGTTGGTGTTTTCGAGCTGAGACAACTCAACAGCGATTTCAGCCATACGAATTTGGTTTTGGCCAAGTTCGTTGTCTTCGGGATCGGTCAGTTTCCGTTGTTCACCCTTAGCGGCTGCAATGATTTCGTTACTACGAGTGAGCAGGGTGGTTCTTTCGTTCCGCAGCTCGGTAGTGCTTTTTTCTTTTGCCATTTTTTTTTGGTTTTTGGTTATTTGAATCGGGTTTCGATATTTGCATAGTAAGCCGCTAAATCAGCCTCTTTTGCTCTTTCTTCTTGTTCTTGCTCGGCAAGCAGTTCGGCTGCTTCTGCATCAGCGACAGCCTTAGCTTCGGCTTCTTGGTCTGCAACTTCCTGATTTCGTTTTTCAATTTCAGCCTTGATCTGGTTTTCGGCTTCCTCTTTTCCACGCAGGTTTACTGAGGTTTTTGAATAGGCGGCATCGTAAACGAGGGATACATCATCAATCAGTTTGAATTGATGGATAGTGCGCTTCCATGAGCCTTCTGGTTTTTGTTCCCATGTGTCGGATTCGACATAAAATGCGAATGAGCATTCATCAACATCACCACGACGTACATTTTCCAAAGCCTCTTCGCCAAGGGCTGTCTTTGGAGCCTCAAAGCTGAAACGCAAACCCTTCGTGTCAACACCAAGCGTCATCGAGCCTTTGCCTTTCTTGCATCGAGCAAGCAGGCCACGTCGTGAATCATGGTTGATGTAAGCTTTTACATCACTCTTGGCTATAACACCGTCGAACGCACCGGGTTCGATAATTTCCTCCAAATCTCCAAGGCCGTCACTTGCCGTATTGAAAAGGGCAGCATAACCTTCGATGGTTCGCTTTTCTTCATCAGAGCTTACCTTGAAGGCTACATTTCTGATTTCAATTCCTTCCGGAACTATGGGTTTTAAATCTTCCATTTCTATTCGTTTTTGAACACTTTGTCTTGAAGTGCGTAGCCAAGCAAAAACCAAACTTTGTCTTCGATTTTTTCAAGGCAGATTTGTTTTCCAATTTCTTCGCTGTAGTTTGCAGGATCAACACACGTGGTTGACTCCCTAAGCGTAAAGCCGTTTTTCATCCTGACAGTCACGTACGTAACTGGCTTGTCAAATTCAACCTCAGTACGACAGATAACATCTATCATGTTATCCAAAACCTGCTCTTTG